TTTACTGTTTGGTATAAAATATTAGACTGAGGTTGGGGTTTTGAAAGCTACGATTTCTGTTTGGCTTTTTGTCATAAGACATACAAATATAAGCTTTCTACTTTTTCACGTGCCCATGGTGTGGTACGTAAAAATCGCAATGATGACTTAACACTTGGATCTATGCAAAAACATCTAATTTCAATTTTACGACTTAAGCCTTCAATGAAGAGGTTGTTATGATTTCAAATGTTTTAATTTTAAAAAACCACTAGTGTAAAATGGTTTGATGTGAGGGGTATGTATTTTTATAAAGTTGAGTTTTTTGAATTTTAACGTGTTAAATATATTTTACTATCTTAATTTTTTTTGTTTTTTATAGTGCTAATTATTTGAAAGTGTAAATTATTAACTTGAGGGTGGTTTGGTTGTAATTATGGGTTCGGATAAGTTGGTGGTTTAAATTGTTTAATTTTATTGAAATAAAGACCTAATATGGCTGAATAATATATTGGTTATATCGAAATGTTTAAAGTATCGAGTTGTTAGTTAAATTAATTATCTACTACTTTTAGAAGAATTCTTTAGAGGTGTTAAATGAGTCAAGGTTTGGATGAAATAGAGGTACGTCTTACTATAGAAGAAGACTGGGAAATTCTTAAAACAGTTCGTTTGGAGTCACTTCTAGATAGTCCCGATGTTTTTTCTGCCACTTATGCCATTGTTGAGAAATATAGTGAATCTGAATGGCGTGATAGGGCTGCGCATAAAACTAAATATCAATATATTTTAGCAATCAAAGATACCCAAGCTATTGGAATTGTTGGCGGGATACAAAATTCAGCTCATGATTTTAACTTAGTGGCGATGTGGGTAAATCCTAAATTTCGTGGAAAGGGAATTGCAGATATTTTGATCTCTACTATTAAGGAGCTAGCGATTTCTAAAGGGCACAATAGGATTGTATTAAGTGTATCACCTGGAAACTCTAGAGCTGTTGATGTTTATTCTAGACATGGTTTTGTTTTTATATCTGAGTGGGAGGTTTTACCACTTAGTTCTGGTGAAAAAAATCAAAAAATGGAATGTTCCGCATTATTTTAATTTGCATTAGGAACTGGTCAAAAATCAAAATGTGCAAGATTATATTCTACTATTTAGTAGGTGAATATGTTGAGTACTATTAAATTAATTTTGGAAGTATAATTAATGAAGTCATTAATTAAAAATTCAACTAATTTTTTTCCTCTTTCATTTGAACAAGAGCAATTTCTGTCCAAGGAGGAGGTCAAATGTGTTAATGAATTTAATAATATATCTGCGATGACTCGACTAATTGGGCAAGTTCAAATACCAGAGATGCTAGCTGCCTTGAATGAAATTGTGCGTCGTCATGAGATATTTCGTACCACATTTAATATATCTGACCAGTTTTTAGTACAAACCATTGCAGCACAATCCTTTAATCATTTCCTGATTCATGCTCTTAAAGTTATGATTTATCTCACTTTTAATTGTTTTATTGGCTTTTGAAAAGTTATTTATAATTTTTTTCTTTATTGTCATATATTTATTCAAGTTTTCTTTAATTTTTTGAATTTCTTTTAACGTGAGTTGTGGTTGTGATTGGATGCTTAAGTATTCATCAATCAAAAAGTTGTAAAACTTTAGAAAGGATCTAATTCTATGACCAATTGTTGTGTAATTGGTATGGTCTGTATTTCTTAGCCGAATAAGATTGCTATCAACTTTTTTATTATTTTCTAAATAGACAATGAAATTATCAATTTCACCTTGAATGATCTCAAAATTGTAGGATGTCGAGTAGAACGACTCACAAAAGGATGTTGAAAACTTTTCATGCCAAAATTCATACCAAAATTTTATTGCGATTAAATCTGCATGCTGTGTGGATATGCTTTGAAATCTAAGGAATTTCATTGTGTACAGCATAGGGTACAAACATGGACAAGATGAATTTAGATCAAATAAAAGAATAATTTGATTTTCGTTTGAGACTTTCTTTTCTAAATGAATTGTTTTTAAAGCAAACATAGTAAAGTTTATGAAGTATTCTCAAGGTAAACATATCATATTTTATAAGTGAAATAGAAATCACTTAAGTTATTGAATTTTGGTTTAAGTAAGAAGGATATGAAGTTATGGTTAGGTGTATCGGATTTAACATAAAATTACGTTATGCGACATCAAGCGCAAAAGAGAAGGGCGATAAATTCGCCCTTTTTTATTTATAAATCTAATAGTCTGGATCGACATAGATTATCAGTCTTTTTTTAGTACTTCTTCACGATATTTCATTACATCGGAAGTTTTTATATCTTTTAGATGTTTTCTTATAAGTGTATGAAGAACATCAGATTCTTTTATGCGTGACTTCGTTTCAATCATCATATTTAAAGTAAGTTCCTGAAGCATTTCTTCCTCTTCATCTCGAATTCTAACTGTAGTGGACATTTAGTTGCTCCATGTGATTTGTAATTTATATCGTATTACATGTTGTTTTGTAACATCTGACATATTATTTTTCAGTCAAATGTAACTTGTGACAAATTACAAATGACTAAAGAACAAGCTTTTGAAGACGTATCTAAGATTATTTTCGACCGTGCATGTCAATTAATTGTCGGGGGAAATCCTGCTTACGAATCAGAGATGGTTCTTTTTCACATTGAAATGGTCATGACAGAGTGGGGCTATCGTTCTGCAAAAGTTGCTGAGTACTGCGATTCACTAAAACAAGAAAACGACATCATGCGTGATATGGGGATCGAATAATGAGTAATTTTAATAAAACTCTCCAAGCTCTTTCTGTTATTCAGTCTGAACTTGATGTCTTGAAGTATGAATTATCTCCGTCTGATTGGGCTGTTCTTTCTTCACGTGTTGATGAATTGAATGCTTGTCTTTGTGAGTTACAAGAGGAGTATTCAAAAGATGAATAATTCGATCAAAAAACAATCAATACCACAAGTTTGTACGTGGGGAATGGGATTTTTAGAGACCCCCATTAATAAGATGGGGGTAACCGAATTCGAATCCATGCACTCCCATTTGCAAGATGCCGATTTGCCTTTGCCTTTTGAACGTCCATTCGCAGTCCCACATCTGCATATGGTCATGACTTCACGTGGGGCTAAACAAGTTCAATGCCGTTTACCTGCTGATAATCAAATTGCAGTTATTGACTGGGTCAACTTTACTGATAGCTGTGGCACTTTAGACCACAAGTTTGTAAATGCGCTTAATGATGATCAAAGCATCAATGAAACAGAATTAAATTTCGCAATGGCTCTAGAAATCGAAAAACATATAGAGCACATCTTCGGATTACAGCTAACGCTTGTCGACAAAGGCAAGAAAAATATGTACCAAAGCTCGTTTGAAATTGGCGATAAGTGCGGATTTGTCTGCGTTGGCGGTCAACGAAATACATATCTAGTCATGCTTTCGGGTCGTGGTTGCTCAATGGCTAAAGAGGGTTGGGAACAACGTCTTTATACATTCCTGACAACAGTTGCTACACGTGGAAAATTAACCCGTGTAGACATTGCGCATGATGACTTTGACGGAAAACGTATCAATGTTGACTGGGGAAACATGATGGATGGCATGGGAGGATTCCAAAACGGCAACCGTGCTCCAAACGTAGAGCATAAAGGCAATTGGAAACGTCCAAACGGTCGGGGTCGTACTCTCAATATTGGCTCACGTGAATCGGGTAAGTATTTACGACTGTACGAAAAGGGTCGGGCAGAGGGCGATCCAGATGATAACTGGCAACGTGCGGAAGTTGAATTTAAGTCACGTGACAGAATTTTGCCTTTCACCATGCTTTTGTCACCGTCTGAATATTTTATTGCAGCATATCCATGCTTTCAGATGCTCTCAGAAGATATACAGCCTGAACGTATCGAAACCATGAAAAAGGCAGCTTCAATCAATGCACACGCTGCTTTAGAAATTATCAAAAAACAATACGGCAAATATATCAACGTATTTAAGAAAGT